ATCTTTTACCCCCCCGCGGCCGCGGGCCGTTTTTTTGAGAAGGAGCAAAAATGAAAATCGAGAAACTCCCGCTCGGGCAACTGACGCCCGATCCCGACAACGCGAAAGAACACACGCCCGCGCAAATCGAGCAAATCAAGGCGAGCATTGAACAGTTCGGCAACAACGATCCGATAGCCGTCTGGGGGCCGCAAAACATAATCGTTGAAGGCCACGGACGCTACGAGGCGCTAAAGGCGCTCGGCTACAAAGAGGCGGAAATCATACGGCTCGACAAACTGACCGACGAGGAACGCCGCGCGTACGCGCTGGCGCACAATCAACTGACGATGAACACGGGCTGGCTGCCCGAACTGCTCGACAAGAACCTTGACGCGATACAAGAGATTGATATGACCGCGTTCGGCTTTGGCGGCCTGCACGAATGGTTCGGCAGCGGCGACACCGGCGAGGCAAAAGACGGCGAAACCGATTACGCCGAGTTCTTGGAAAAGTTCGAGGCGAAGCACACGACAGACGACTGCTACACTACCGAAAAAGTTTACGAGGCGGTCGCCAACTGGTGCGCTGAAACGTACAAACTCGACAGAAAGCACTTCGTCCGCCCGTTTTACCCAGGCGGCGACTATCAAAAAGAAAAATACAAGGCGGACAGCGTCGTTGTCGACAACCCGCCTTTTTCAATACTCGCAGAGATAATCGAATGGTACACGCAAAACGGCGTGCGCTTTTTTCTTTTTGCGCCTGCGCTCACGTTATTGTCGAGCGCAGCGGCGCGGAACGCTGCGTGCCTTTGTGCGGGCAGCCAAATCATTTACGCGAACGGCGCGAACGTGTCAACGTCTTTCGTCACGAACCTTGAGCCCGACAACATAAGAGCGCGAACCGCGCCTGACCTTTTCCAAGCGGTAAAAAAGTCCGTGGATGAAACGCAGGCCGAAACGCGCAAAGAGATACCCGCGTACGATTATCCCGACAACGTGGCGACCGCAGCGATGCTCAACAGATACAGCAAGTACGGCGTTGAGTTCACGATAACGAAAGCGGAAAGCGAACCGATTGAGGCGCTCGACGCGCAGAAAGAGGTCGGAAAGACCATTTTCGGAAAAGGCCTTTTACTTTCCGAGCGTGCCGCCGCCGAGCGTGCCGCCGCCGAGCGTGCCGCCGCCGAGCGTGCCGCCGCTACACGGTGGCAACTATCCGACCGCGAGCGCGAGATTGTCAAACGCCTCGGCTAAAACAAAGAAGGAGGGCATACCGTGGCAACCGCTAAAAAACCCGCACAAAAGAAACCCGCACCGAAAAAAGCACCCGCAAAAAAGACCAAACTGACCGAACAGACACCGGCCGAGAAAATCGTGGCGAAATTGCCAGAGAGCGAGCGACCGTTCGCGCAGACGCTCGCGGAGGTCGCGTTCGCGCTCAAGGCGAAGCTCGAACAAAAGCTCCCGACCTACGAGAAAATCGAGCTCGTCCAGACGGTCACGTCAACGCAAGGCGAGAAAGTTATCAAGCAGAACCCGTTTGTGTCGGAGTTCCGCGCCACGGCGCGCGACTACGCCTCCATCGTGCGAGACTTGCACGAACTGGTGGACGCGCACGGCGCGCCCGCGGAAATCGAGCAGCTTGACGACTTCCGGCAGAAATATCACATCGTATGAGCGTGAAAGGCAAGACGGAAGCCCGCATCTTTACGCCGCCTTTACGCCCCTTAACGGCAAAGACATCGCTGGGCTTTGCGATAATCGAATACGCCGAGACGGTTCTCGGCGAAACCCTCTACCCGTGGCAAGCGTGGCTTTTGAAACACGCATTTGAAATCGTCGGCTCGTTCACGTCGAGCTGGCGTTTTCGTTTTCGCACGGTGTGCGTGATGGTCGGCCGACAAAACGGCAAGACCAAAGTGTCGGCCATTATCGCATCGTTTTTCTTGAACGTGCTGGGCGTGGAAAACATTTTCGGCACCTCGCTCTCGCTCGATAAGGCGGAGGAGGTCTGGGAAATCGTCGTGGACTGGCAAGAGCGCATCCCCGCACTCAAAGCGAACCTCTCCCGCGTGTCACGCACGAACGGAAACAAGAACGTGTCGCTCAACGGCGGGCAGCGGTACAAGGTCGGCGCGCCGACACGACGTGCAGGCCGCGGCGACAGCAACGACCTCGTCATTCTCGACGAGGTTCGCGAACTGCGCGACTGGGACGCGTGGAGCGCGGCATTTCCGTCAATCCTCGCGAAACCGCGCGGCATCCTCGTCGCGTTTTCAAACGCCGGCGATCCCGACAGCGTGGTGCTGCGCCAACTGCGCGGCCAAGCGCTCGCGGCCATTGACGGAACAAATGACAACACAGACTTCGGCGGCGACGTCGACGGCGACACGCTCGGATTTTTTGAGTGGTCGGCACCTGACGGCGCCAAGACAACCGACTGGACGGCAATCGCGCGAGCGAACCCTGCGCTTGGGTACGGCTTGCTCACAGAGCGCGCGATCATAGCATCGAGACAGACGCTCACCGAGGCAGCATACCGCTCGGAGTGCCTTTGCCAACAAGTCGCTACAATTCTGCCGCAACCCTTCCCCGAAGGGGCGTGGCAGGGAGGCCTTGACGTCGGCAGCGGCATCGCCGCCGAAGCTGACCTATACTTCGGCATTGACTTGTCGCAGGATCGTCGCTGGACGTCCATCGGCGTTTGCGGCCTGCGCGAGGACGGAAACTATCACATAGAACTTGTCGCGCGCGCCGTCGGCACCGAATGGGCCATTGACTGGTTCCGTGCCCGCGCAATGCGCGAACCGATGCGCCTTGCGTTTCAGTCACGCGGCGCACCCGTCAGCGGCTTGGCGGAGCAGATATGCACGCTTGAAAACGTCGAGCGCTGCGCCGTCGAAGGCAGCGACCTGACAAGCGGCTGGGGCCGGTTCTGGGACGGCATAGCGGCGAACGCACCGTCGCCCGAAGGCGGCAACCGCGGCACGCGCATCTATCACCTTTCGCAGCCCGTGCTTGACGCGCCGGCGGCTACGATGCAAACGCGGCAACTCGGCGGCGGCGTTTCGGTGCCTGACCGCAACAAGAGCCCCGACGACATCGCGCCGCTTTTCGCGTGCATTATGGCATACACCGCCGCGACGGTCACGTCGAAAAAACAAGAAAAAATCTACGCTTCCGCCTATGCAAGCGGGAGCGAATTGACGTTTATATAAATTCTCACCTATGGAGGCGATGGAATGGCCTTTGACAGACTGCGGCGGCTGCTGGCACCTTCTAACAGCCGCGGCTTCTACAACGTCACAATCAACACCGGCGACACGTCACCGAACGTCGAGGGAATGACACCGCGCGCACTTTACGCGACGCAGGCAAACCTTCACGCGGTCGTGTCGTTTCTTGCCGACAGCATCGCGCAGCTGCCGCTCAAGGTGTACGTCCGCAACGACGAGAACGACCGCTCACGGGATCGCAACAGCAAAGCGGCAAAACTGCTCTACACGCCGAACGCGGACCAAACGGCCTACGAGTTTATGAACGCGACGGCCGTCGAGTGTTTTCTCTATGGCCTTGCGACGTGGTGGCTGCTCCGCGCCGACAGCGAAAGCGGGTACCAGCTTCGACTTATCCCCCGCGAATGGATAAAAAACGAGGACTATGAAACCTCGTACTACGCGCCGGACGAATTGACGATCCGCGCATCGGGAAACGGCGAAGCCATCACGATACCCCGCGAATGGAGCGAGGACGACGGCTGCTTCATTCAGTTCCGAATGTACGCACCTGGCAATCCTGGCTCGTACCTTTCGCCCGTTTCGGCGCTCAAACAAGTGCTTGCCGAACAAGTGCAGGCAGACCGTTTCCGCTCGCAAGTGTGGCGGTCAAGCGGACGTTTCAATTCCTACATCACGCGCCCGAAAGACGTGCAACCGTGGACGGCCGAACAGAAGGCCGACTGGGCCGCGAAATTCCGCGAGGGCTGGCGCGGTACCGGCGAGAACGCCGGCTCTATGCCGCTGCTCGAGGACGGAATGAAAATCGAGACGTACCAGTTCAACGCGAAAGAGGCGCAATACGCGGAGGCAAAGCAACTCTCGCGCGAGGACGTCGCGGCAGCGTACCACGTCAACCCCGCGCTCATATGGCACACCGGCACGCAGACATACGCAAGCGCGAAGGACAACGCACGCGCTCTCTACGCGGAGTGCCTCGGGCCGTTTTTGCAGATGGTCCAGCAGCGCATCAACAGTTTTCTTTTGCCGAAACTCGGCGCAGCCGAAGGGACGTACGTCGAATTTGACTACCGCGAAAAACTCAAGGGCAACTTTGAGGAGCGCGCGAGCATTTTGCAGAGCGCGGTCGGCGGCCCGTGGATGACGCGGAACGAGGCGCGCGCGGACAACAACCTTCCGCCGCTTGAAGGCGGTGACGCGCTCGTCGTTCCGCTGAACGTCACCGAAGGCGGCCAAGCGTCGCCCACCGACACGCACATGGAGGCACGCGAACCCGCCGCGCTGGTGGAAATGCCGGCGCAAGGTGAGGCGGCCTGCGCTCACGTCCACGGCAAAAAAGACGGC